GGCCCCGGCTCCGGTAGGGGATCGGAGCCGGGGCCGCGAGGTCGGTGGGCTACGGCATCTTGGCGAGCGGCAGGTTGTCGATGATGCTGCGATCCCGGATGAACACCGGGCGCTCGGGCACGAAGCCGATCTTCATTTGGTGGGCGAGCGTGTCGGCCGCCTGCCTCCAGGTGGTGGTGGACACGCAGAGGATCTGCGTCGGCACGATGGCCGTGTCGTCGTAGGCGTTCCAGCATCCGGTGACGCTGTTCTGCTTGATGGTGTAGGTGGCTTCGGACATGGTGACCTCCTCAGGTCGGTGGTGGTTGGTGTTCATCTCCATGACCTAAGCATACACCTATCTAGGGCTATGTCAAGCCTAATCTTGAACCGTCACCATCAACGTCGATGCACCCTCTAACCTGACCGGCGACCCCGACGACAAGGGACCAGCATGACCGTCCAACTCACCGACCTGGATCTCGACGAGATCTCCGGCGTCGACCATCCCGCGAACCTGCACGAAGGCTGGCTCGTCATGAAGGCCGACACCGAGGCCGGGCCGCTGGACGCTGCGCTGACCCAAGTCGCCGAGGCCGCCAACCTGACCACAACCAAGGAGCAGACCGTGGATCTCCACGACGCCCCCGAGGTCGAGACCATCGACAAGGCCGCCGAGCCTGTCATCGACGACGAGTTCCGCAAGGAGGTCAGCGATCTGCGTAAGGCCCTGGCCGATGCGCGGGCCGAAGCCGCTGCCGTCAAGGACGAGCGGGCCGTCGAGAAGGCCACGGCTCGCGCCCACGACTGGGCGATCGTGCCCGGCGTGACCCCGGCCGAGTTCGGCCCTGTCCTGAAGGCTCTCACCGACCTCGCCCCCGACCAGGTGCAGATCATCGAGGACATCCTCGACGCCTGCACGACCGCGCTCAACGAGGCCGGAGTCCTGAAGGAACTCGGCACCGACGCCACCCCGGACGACGAGTCCGCATGGGACCGGCTCAACACCCTCGCCCGCTCCCTCGTGGACGCTGGCCGGGCAACCACCGTCGAGGACGGCGTGGCGAAGGCCGCCGCCGAGAACCCCGACCTGTACCGCGACTACCTGAACGAGATCGGAGCCTGACATGGCCTACCAGTCCCCGCAGGTGTCGATCGGCACCCTGACCGCCGCCGCCGACCTGTCGGCCAAGCAGTACCACTTCGTCAAGTTGGCTTCGGCCACCACGGTGAACGTGTGCTCAGCGGTCACGGACGTGCCGATCGGTGTCCTGCAAAACACGCCCGCCAGTGGCGCAGCCGCCGAGATCGTCCTCCTGGGCATCAGCAAGGTCGTGGCCGACGCCACCCTCGCTGCCGGGAACGTCATCGGCACGAGCGCCGACTCGCAGGCCCAGCCGCTCACCGTCGGCACCGAAACCACTGTCTACACATGCGGGCAGGCCATCGAGGCCGGTTCCGCTGGTGAGACCCTGACGGCCTTCATCAACATCTCGAACGGGAGGGCCGCCTGATGCCGCAGCCATCACAATCCGACGTGCATGTCGATGCCGTCCTGACCAACGTGTCGATCGCGTTCCAGCAGGAGGCCGACAACTTCGTCGCCTCCCGAGTGTTCCCGACCGTGCCGGTCAGCAAACAGTCCGACAAATTCTTCACCTACACCCAGGCAGACTTCTTCCGCGACCAGGCTCAGCCTCGTGCCGATGGCACCGAGTCGGCCGGATCGGGTTACGGCCTGTCGACCGACTCGTACTCGGCGAGCGTCTACGCGCTCCACAAGGACATCGGCGATCAGGTGCGGGCCAACAGCGACTCGCCGCTGGCCCCCGACATGGACGCCACCCGGTTCCTGACCCAGCAAACGCTGCTCCGGCAGGAGATCGACTGGGCGAGCCAGTACTTCACCACGAGCGTCTGGGGCACCGACGTGACTCCCAGCACCCTGTGGTCGGCGTCTGGTTCGACCCCGATCGACGACGTGCAGACCGGCATCAACACGGTCCTCACGAACACCGGCTACCTGGCCAACACGCTCGTCATGTCGTACGCCGTGTTCTCGATCCTCCGCAACCACACGGACCTGGTGGACCGGTTCAAGTACACCTCCAGCGAGTCGGTGACCGCCGACATGATGGCTGCCGTTCTCGGCGTCGACCGCATCCTCGTGATGCGCGGCATCAAGAACACGGCCGCTGAGGGTGCGTCCGCCTCGTACGCCCAGATCGGCGACAAGGATGCCCTGCTGTGCTACTCGGCACCGTCGGCGGGCCTGATGGCCCCCACCGCCGGGTACAACTTCGTCTGGACGGGCCTCGCCCAGTCCGGCGGGTTGGGCACCTCCACCGCTGTGTCTCGGTTCCGGCTCGACGCCCTGCGCGCCGACCGCATCGAGATCGAATCGGCGTGGGACTTCAAGGTCATCTCCAGCGCTCTCGGGTACTTCTTCAGCAACCCGGTCGCCTAGGCCTGACATCCTCCCCACCCGTCGAGGGCCGGGGCCTGATCGCTACGGCGGCGGGCACCCGGCCTTCGCCGCGTGTGGTTGACTAGGGGCATGCCTGCCGCCACTTGTGCCCCAACCACGGCAAGGAGAATCTGATGACCTGGACGTACGGCGGTGACCCGGATGCCAACGCCCGCGACGCGATCCGGTTTCTGACCGGCGACACCGACACCAACGATCAACTCCTGTCCGACGAGGAGATCACCTGGGTCAACAAGGAAGTCACCGGCTCAACGACAGCGACGACCGGCCTGTATGACGCTGCTGCCCGATGCTGCATCTCTGTCGCGTCGAAGTTCTCGCGGCTCGCCGATCAGGCGGTCGGTGACCTGAAGGTGTCGATGTCGCAGAAGGCCAAGGCGTACCGCTTGCAGGCTGAGGAACTCGCCGGGCTTGCCAGCCGGGAAGGCAACGTGCCAGTTCCGTACGCTGGCGGCATCTCAATCTCCGGCAAGGAAGCCGTCGAGGATGACACTGACCGGGTGCGACCGTGGTTCTCGTCCGGCCAGTTCACCAACGACAACGAGGGCGGCATCAAGGTGGCGGCCCCAGAGAACTGCTGACCGATGGCTGCCCCCACTGACCAGTTCTGGACGGACCTGAAGGTCAACATGACGCCGGACACGGTGGATGTGCGAACCTCGTCGACGGTCAACAACTACGGGGAGCGCACGTTCTCCGGGTCAGCGACCACGTATGACGCTCATGTGCGTCGGGTCACGAGGGCTGATCGGGGTGACCGCAACGACCTCGCCGACGTGGATTGGATCGTGACCATTCCTGATGATTCGATCGCCCTGGCTGTCGATGACGAGGTGACCCTTCCGGCTCCCGTGTCGGCGGTGCGACCTATCGTGCGGGTCAACATTCTGAAGGACACGACCGGACAGGTCGGCGTGCAAGCCTACGTCGGTCGGGCATGATCCGTGTCACGGGCCTGGAGGGCCTGCGGGAGATGATCGACTCCGGCAACCGGGTCGTGATCCAAGCAACCGCCGAGGCGATCACCGACCTGACGGTCGATGTGGCTCGGCAGGCTGACGAACTCGTCCCGTTCGACACCGGTGACCTACGCAACTCGCAGGCCGTCAAGACACCGAAGGTCGGCGGCCTCGTCCCCGACTTGACCGGTGAGATCTCATACGGCGGCCCGTCTGCCCCGTACGCCCTCATCCAGCACGAGAACGAAAGCCTGTGGCATCCACCGAAGCCGCCGGGCCGGTCGAAGGTCGGCGGCAGGCAAGGCGTCGGCCCGGTCGCTCCCGGCTCAGGCCGTGGCCCCAAGTACCTGGAATACCCGCTGAAGCGGGTCGCCAAGACGTTCGGCACTGACATCGTGACGGCCATCAACCGCAAGTTGGCGACGCGATGAGTGCCCTCACCGACCTCGGCACTCGGCTCGACACGGCAACGATCAGCACGCAGGACTTGACGCTCGGCACGAACCTGTTCCTCGGTCGCTTGCCTGACTCGCCGGACACGTGCGTCGCCCTGTTTGAGACATCCGGGTTGGCTCCCACCGACCAGTTCGGCACCGGCGTCCCGGCGATTGAGACTCCCGGCATACAGGTTCGGGTGCGGGCTGCCGCCTACTCCACGTCGCAGTCGCTCGCCGTGGACGTGTGGAAGGACCTCGCAACGGTCGCGAACGAGGCGCTGTCTGGCACCCGCTATCTGCGAGTCGACCTGCTCCAGTCGCCGTTCGGCCTGGAGCGCGACGGCCAGGACCGGATGGTTTACGCCTTCAATCTGAACGCCGTCAAGGCGACCTGAGTTTCGTGGGTGACCCGTTCGGTGAGCGGCAGCCGCGGGCCATGCCGGGTGAGACTCGCGAGATGGTGCGCTGCAACAACCCGGAGTGCGCCGGACCGGCGATTGAGCGCGGTGGGAAGCCTGCCCTGATCGCCGAGTTGGTGACGGCCCCGTGGCGCATCCAGTGCTGGCGGTGCAAGCACCGCAACGTCAGCGGCTAACCCTCCGGCTGCCAGTAGCCGTACACGCAGCGGGTGCCGTCACGGGAGCAGTCGTGCGTGTCATAGAGCACGCCGTCGATGACGGCAGCGAGGTGGCGGGACAGGCGCACGATGAGTCGACCAGGCGGCAGTTCATCAGCCCGGAGATGCACCCGGCAGCCGGACCCGACGGTCATCGTCGGTGTCCACTCCCAGCCGTGGTCGGCGAGGTACTCGCGGATCACCTGCTTGTGGACCCCGTTGCGGGGTGACGGGTTCTTCGCTGCGGCCCGAGCAGCGGCAGAGCGGCCCTGCCCAAACTCACATTTTCGGTCGAACAGTTCGTCGTACACGTCGGCGTAGTCGCGGCCGGTGGCGATGGCGATGGCTCGGGTCACGCAGTCGCCGGTCGTGCCTTTGTATCCGGCGGCTGCCCTGCCGCCGTCGTCGCGTACATGGCGGATGGCAGTCACTGCTCGTCCTTTGCTCGGTCCACCACGGCGAACCCCAAGGACGAGTTGCACGGCTCGCAATAGTAGCCGCCCCACCCCCCAGGCATCGGGTCGATCCCGTACACGGTGGCGGGCAGTCCGCACTGCTGCTCACACGGTCGATTGAAGGTCACTGCTCGTCCCTCCAGTCGTAGGGGCGGCGGCGTGCCTCCCATGCCTCCATGTCGAAGTCGTCGAGGTCGTCGAGGAACCGCTCGACCCGTGGGCGCGCCCAGTAGCCGAGCGTCACGAGGATCGCCGGGGCGATGACCCCCTCCCACAGCGGGTTAGTCATCCACAGGAGGGCGATCATGCCGTCACCTCGGCGGGGAGGTGCTCCCGGATGAACTCGTCGGCTTCGACGGTGCGACCGTCGAGTGTGACGAGCAGGCGCTTGCCGCGCCCGCTGTTTACCGTGCCCCACCACACGGTCGGAATCGGGTGGTCGTTGTCGTCGGGCTTGCCGACGGAGATGCCGTAGCCGGTGGCTGACTCGTCGCCCTCCAGCATCGCCTGGAAGATGATGCTGGTCAGATACGACGGGTCGTCCCATCGTTCCTGCCGGTTGAGTGCCGTCGCGAGGATCTCGCTGATCCGGTGCCCGGTCGAGTGCGTGTACAGGAACACGCTGTCGGTGAGGGCGCTGCCCTGCTGGATCTCGATGTTGCCTCGGCTTCCCATGATGTTCTCCTTCTGGTTGGTGGTTGCTGGTTGTCAGTCGAGGTAGCCGTAGACCATCTGCTGACCGTCCACGTCGAAGGTCTTGCCGGTGCCGATCACGTCGACTTCGACGACCTCGCCGCTGCGCTTCGTGACGGCGGTCGGCCAGCCTGCCTCGATGAGTTGGGCGGGACCGAACACGACCCACTTGCCGTTCTTGGTCTTGCGGAACCGGCAGGCGTCGGCCTCGACGGTGCGGACGTTCTCGGCGGTGATGGTCATGACTGCCTCCTTGGTGGTGGTTGGTTAGAGCCAGAACAACCGCTGGGCGCTGTCGACCCAAACGATCGCTTTGTCGGCGGTCGTGGCGGTGTAGTCGGTGAGCCAGTGGGCGGTGTTGCGAGGCCGGTCCATCTGCTCAGGGGTGCGGTAGTAGATGATGCTCCAGTCATCCTCATTGTCGATGAAGGCTACGAACGCCGGGGTGGCTCGGCGGCGAGGCCCTGGGTAGACAATCACGTAGTCGTTCTTGCGGATCAGGTCGGTGGCCTGTTCATCGGTGAGTCGTTCAGCATGCTTGGCGGCTTCGCCGTAGGTGTCAGGTGCTTCGATTGAGTGGGCGGTGTTCATAGGTACCACTATACACATTGTGGTGGATATGTGTTGGGATTTCTTCGTCTCGGACAAACTTTTTCGACGGCCTCAATGACTGTCACCACCTACGAGCCTGCACCTGTCATGATGGCAACGTCCGAGGTGCCGCTAGTCGGCCTGGGTGCCCGAGTGGCCGACGCTGCCCGGCACCTGCACGTGCCCGAAGGAGGCAGCGTGGCCAAGTTCACCGTGACCGGCGGCCCAACCGGCGACGCCGGTGTCACCATCACCGGCAAGTGGCACCCGCCCGGCTCCACCGTCGACGCCCCAGGCAAGGACGTGGACTGGCTCGTCGAACAGGGCTACCTGAAAGCCGGTGCCCGCAAGGCCGCTGCCCCGACCCCCGACTCCGAGGAGGAGTAGCCGATGCCGACGTTCATTCACGGCCGCACCAGCAAGGTGTACGTCGACGAGTTCGACCTCACCTCGTACTTCAACGACAGCAACGTGACCATCAGTCAGGCCGCCGACGACACGACCGCGTACGGGAACACGTCGAAGTCGTACTTGCCGGGCCTGCGCTCTGGCACGGTCGGCCTGACCGGCATGTGGTCGGCCGACACGGACGGCTCCGACGAGGAACTCCAGGCGCTGCTCGGCAACGCCACGACCCCGCTGCTCACGGTCGCTGAGGCTGCCGGAACGATCGGCAACCGGGCGGTGCTCGCCAAGGCGCACGCGACCTCGTATGCGATCTCCAACCCGGTCGCCGGAGTGGCCGCCGTCACTGCCGACTTTGAGGCATCAACCGACGGCACCACCAACGTCACGAACGCCCTCGCCACTGGTGTCCAGTTGACGACCGGAGCGAGCATCGCATACGGATCGCTCGGCGACCTCGCCTCCGTCGACAATGCGGCATCCAGCGCCAACGGCGGCATCGGCGTCCTCCACGTTCCCACCGACACGATCGGCGGTGGAGCCACCACCATCAAGATTCAGCATTCAGCGAACGATTCGACGTGGGCGGACCTCATCAGTTTCACGGCCGTGTCGGCCGGTGCGGTGACCTCCCAACTGTCGGCCGTGTCCGGCACCGTGAACCGGTACCTCCGGGCCACCGCCTCAACAGCGGGGTCGTCCGGCGCGATCACGTTCATGGTGTCGTTCGCTCGCTTCTAACCCTCACCCTCCAGCAAAGGAACAACTCTCATGCCAACCTTCGTTCACGGCAAGTCGACCAACTTCCAGGTCGATGACACCGGCGGCACCATCCGCGACATCTCGAACGTCTGCGACTCCGTGGATTTCCCGGAGACCATCGAAACCGGCGAAACCACAGCGTTCGGCTCCACGTCAAAATCGTTCGTGGTGGGCCTTCGTGACGCCACCATCAGTGTCAGCGGCAACTGGGATGCGACCGTCGACGGGTACTTGATCGGCACGGAACCGGCCTCCCGGTCGTTCGTGTTCGGCCCTGCCGGATCAACCGGCGGCAACATCAAGTACTCCGGCGAGTGCATCCTCACCAACTACTCGATCGGTGCGCCGGTCGGTGACACGGTGACGTTCTCAGCGAACCTTCAGGTCACAGGCGATGTGACCCGAGGCACGTTCTGATCCCGACCGACAACAAGAGGAGAGTGACCGTGGTGTCCATCCGTGACCAGATCCGAGCCGCTGACGACCTGTCGGCCGAACTTGTCGACATCGACGAGTGGGCTGTCACCGTCGAGGTGCGGTCCATGACCGGTAGGCAGCGTGCCGCCGTCGTGCGAGCCATCTCAGGTGACGACGATGATCGTCTGGAGTCGCTGTGGGGCGAGATCCTCGTGGCGTGCGTCCATGACCCGGACTCCGGGGAGCCAGTGTTCGACGCTGACGACCTGGAGTGGCTGTTCGACAAGTCGGCGGCGGTCATTGACCGGCTGTCGACGGTGTGCCTGCGGGTCGCCGGGATTGTCGACGGGGCGGTCGATGAGGCGGGAAAAGACTCCTCGGCTTCCCTGACTCTCGTGGACGGGTAGATCCAGAGCGCCGGTTTCTGTTCCGCCTGGCCCGCGACCTCGGCATGACCGTCGGCGAGGTGCAGGACAGGATGTCGTCCTATGAGATCACGGAGTGGGCAGCGTTCTATCGGGTCGAGGCCGATGACCAGAAACGTGAGATGGACAAGATGAAGAACCGACGAGGCCGGAGGTGAACCAGTGGCAGCAATGACAACCGTCGTCAAGGCCGTCATCACGGCTGACTCGACTCGGCTGACGAAGGAACTCAAGAAGGCGAAAGCCGGTCTGAAAAAGTTCAGCGAGTCGGCGACGAAGGCAGGCCGGTCGATGACGACGGGCCTGACCCTGCCGTTGGCTGGTGCCGCTGCTGGGGCCGTGAAGGCTGCTGTCGGGTTTGAGACTTCCATGACTCAGATCCAGTCGCTGGTCGGCCTGTCCGCCGAAACGGTGCAGGGCTTTGAGCAGGACGTGAAGCGCCTGTCGGGCGAAACGGCGCAGGCTCCGAAGGATCTCGCGGACGCCATGTTCTTCATCACGTCCGCTGGCCTGCGCGGCGCTGACGCTGTGGATGTGCTGGAGGCATCGGCGAAGGCGGCAGCGATCGGCCTGGGCGACACGGCCACGGTTGCTGATCTGGCCACGTCGGCGCTGAACGCGTACGGTGCGGAGAACCTGTCGGCAGTCCAGGCCACCGACACGATGGTCGCCGCCGTCCGGGAAGGCAAGTTGGAGGCGTCCGAGTTGGCCGGGTCGATGGGCCGAGTCCTGCCGATCGCGTCAGCGATGGGCGTCCAGTTCAACGAGGTGGGTGCAGCGTTCGCTGCCCTGTCGAGAACCGGCACGAACGCTGCCGAGGCCGCCACGCAGATCCGCGGCATCCTCGCCTCCCTGTTGCGACCGACGAAGCAGTCGGAGGAGGCGATGGCGTCACTCGGCCTGTCGTCTGCTGACTTGCGAACGCAGATCCGCGAGGAGGGGTTGCTCGCCACTCTCAAGACGTTGGCTGAACGGTTCGACGGCCAGTCGGAGGCGGCGGCTGCCGTGTTCGGCAACATCCGCGCCCTGTCCGGCGTCATGGACCTCATGGGGGCCAACGTCGAAACCACTGAGCAGATCTTCGCGAACATGGCGGACACGACTGGCATGTTGGGCGAGGCGTTCGGGGTTGTGTCGGAAACGTCCGGCTTCAAGTTGCAGCAAGCGATGGCCGACATCAAGGCGGCGCTCATCGACGTGGGTGACGTGCTGATTCCGGTGATAGTTCCGGCGATCCAGTCGCTGGCCGGGTTCGTCAAGGACCTCGCTGACCGGTTCGCTGGCATGTCGTCAGTGACGCAGAACACGATCGTCGGGTTCGCTGGCATCGCAGCGGTCGCTGGTCCGCTGCTGCTACTCGTCGGCAAGTTGGCTGCGGCCTTCGCTGCCCTGAACCCGTGGCTGCTCGCAGTTGGGGCTGCCGTCGGGGTGCTCGCCTTCGCTTGGGCTGACTCGCGGGCACGGGCGATGGAGGCCGAGGAGAACGCCCGCCTGTTCGGCGAGGCGATGGTCGAAGCAGGGGATCAGACGCAAGGCATGGCCGAACGGGTAGACGCCCTGGTTGCGTCGCTCGCTCACCTGGCAGAACCGATGGAGGAGGGCGCTGAGGCCGTTGGTGAGATGACCGGCGAGATGGCGTTCCTGCGGTCGCAGTTGTCGAAGGCCGGGGTGCTCGGCGACCTGGAGGACGCCGGGGTTACGCTTGACACGCTGGCCGGGGCGATCGACACGAATGTTGTTGAATGGTACAGCCTGATGGCCGCTCTCCGGTTGACCGCTGGGGGTGCATCACACGCTGATGACGTGATCGCCGAGTTGGAAGGCGACACGAAGGCGCTGGCTGAAACCCTGTTCGACGCCGTGGAGGCTGACGAGGACTTCGCCGAGGCGCTGCTCAGGATCGCTGACGCCCTAGACACCACCCGGTCGGCGCAACGGAAGTGGACCGACGACATGGAGGGCGAGGCCCGGGAGGGCGTCCAGAAGATTCGGGAGGAGTGGCAGAAGTACTCGGCGATCCTGGGCCGCGACGTGCTGCCCATCATCGACCAGATGGAGGCGGCGGGTTTCTCACAGGTCGACATTCTGCGGACGATCGAGGCCCGGTTGGATGCGGTGTCCGGGGCTGAGGAACGGCGCGCCACGGCGCAGTCGCTGGCAGAGGCGGCAGCCCCCGGATGGATCGCCATGCTGGAAAGCACCGCGACCGAAACCGCTGCGGCTGCTGAAGCCACGTCTGATGCCGAGCGCGAAACAGCCGACTGGACCGCCGCCCTGGAGGACCAGTTGACAGCGTTCGATGCCCTCATCGACGGCATCGCTACCGCCACTGACCGATTCTTCACGATGTCCGAGTTGGAGGACCGCCTCGCGAAAGAAACCCGCGACCTCGTAGACGCCTTGCTGGAGTCGGAGGCCGGGCTGCTCGGCACAGGTGAGGCGGCAGAGGCTGCCCGTGCCGCAGCGAAGGGTTACGCCGACGCGTTCGACGATCTGATCGCTGGGATGGTCGAGCAGGGCGGCACCCCGGATGAGGTCGCCCAGCGGTTCTTGAATCTGCGTGACGACATCGAGGCGACGGCTGCCGCACTCGGTCTGCTGCCTGAGGAGATCGCCTTGCTGTCTGAGGCGTTGGGGGCGATCCCATCGACGCTGCCAGTTGAGGTGCAGGTCGCGGTCGCGATGCAGGATGTCGAGTTCGCTGGTCAACTGGTTTCCGACTTCTTGGATGTCACGCCGTTCGCTGATGGGGGACTGGTGACCCGCCCGACGTTGGCTTTGATCGGCGAGGCCGGTCCCGAGGCAGTGGTTCCAATATCAGGCAACGGCGGAGGCGGCTTGCCGCCCGGTTTGACTGGCGGCGACACGTTCGTCACGGTGAACGTGACTGGTGTGTCCGGCGAGGAAGTCGTGGAGGCCATCAACCGGGAGATCCGCAACAACGGTGCAGCGCCGGTGTCGGTGACTGGCGATCGGCGGCGCTGACTCATGCCGATCTACACAGACTGGACGGTTCACGTCGGAGGGTTCGACGGAGCGACCGGTGTCACGGAGGGTGTGCCGGACGACGCTGTGGACTTCACGTCGCGAGTGCGGAGCCTGACTGTTGACCAGCAGGTTGAACTAGCGGCGCTCGGCCGGGCCTCAGCAACGATCACGCTCGGCAACGATGATGGTGCCCTGACCCCCGGCGGTGGCGGCACCTATCAGGCGTTTGACTGGTTCGCCCAGCCGGTGTGTATCACGGGCCGGTACGGCACATCCTCACCGCCCTCTACGAAGGCCGGGTTCTATCCGTTCTTCACTGGGGTGATTCATGCCGTCAAGTTCAGCGACGATTCGTTCGATTCGACGTTGACGCTGGAGTGCCTGGACTGGCGGGCGTTTATGGCGAGGTGGACTCGTCAAACAGCCAGCACGTTCACGGCCCAGTCTGCCGTCACTGTGCTCGTCGGCTACATCTGGGATGTGTCAGTCATGCCGAAGTTCGGTGCTACGAACCGCAGCATGACAGCCCGATACCAAGGTCCGTTCGACGATGACTACACCGGGACAGTGGCGATCGGCGATTACGCCAACGACGCCGGGGCGACACTCATCGCGTCGGAGGCAGGCTTCACCTTCCCCGCCACCATCGAGTTCGCCACCGACGACACGAACTACTTCCAGTCGATCATGCCGCGCAACCATCTGAACAACAAGACGGCCGCTGACACGGAAGTCAAGTTCCGCGACACCTCGTCGGCGCTAGGCGACGGTGAGGTGCCGTTCCGTAATCTGCGGCTCGGCTGGACAACAGACGATCTCGTCACCCAAGCCGTATGCAACCGAGTGGGCGGCACAGCATCCACGGCGTATGACAACACACTCAGCCAGACCTACGGGCCGAGGTCGATCGAATACACGAACCTTTACAACGTCGACGACACAGCCACGCAGGCGCTAGCGGACTGGTGGACGACCCGGTTCGACACCGTTGAGTTCACCGTCACTGGCCTGGAGATCACCGGCGGCATGATCGAGTCACACTCCAACACGTCGTCAGCCACGCAGGCCGTAGTGAACCTGCTGATGGGTGAGTGCGGGTTCGCTATGGGCATCCTGTATGCCCGAACCTCGATCGAGTGGACCGGGGCTGGTAGCACATCCAACACGGCTCAGGTGCTGCCTATCAGAGTGCGGCTGTCTGCCCGCCCTGACGATTGGGTGATGAGGCTCGACGTGAAGCCGATGGCAACGTATGGCGGGTTCAGGCTTGATGACACTATCGCTGGTGTTCTCGACACGAACAGGCTCGGCTGATGTCTTACTCGCAGGTTCGTGTGTTTGCTGGTGCAGCCGGGTGGTGTGTGTCGGCGCAGCAGCACGACGGTGATGATGGCGGCACCGTGACGGTGTGGTCGTTCGATACTGAGGCGGAGGCGGTCGCCTACGCTGACTCTCTCAACAGCCAGGAGGCTGACTAATGGCATTTTCTAGCGGGCAGGTTCTTACTGCCGCTCAACTCAACGACCTTGACATCGACAGCCTGTCGTTTGGTACACCACCAAACAATACCCAGACCATCGCGCTGTACGAAGCAGGTTCGGCGTTCTACGGCTTCGGGAACGACGTGAATCGCATCGCGATCTACGCCGACAACAGCGCGACAACAGAACGAGCGTCGATTACGAGCGACGGCCGGTTAGGCATAAACACCACCGCGCCAGCCCGCCTTGTTGACATCAGTGGCGACGGAACCGACCTAACGGCTACCACTTCGTCGCTGCATTACCTCGTCATTCACGCTGCTGGCGACAGCGGCATGGGCATCTACGCGGGGAACACCAAGAACTCGTATCTGCGGTTCGCTGACACTGACAGCCAGTCAGTAGGTGGATTCAACTACGACCACAATGGGGACTTGCTGTATATTCGCACGGCGGGTACTGACCGTGTGCGGGTCCACAGCAGCGGCCTCTATCCGCACGCCGACAACACCTACTCGTTGGGTACGGCGTCAAAAAGGTGGACAACGGTGTACGCTACTGACGGCACCATCGACACCTCGGATGCTGCCCTGAAAACCGATGTTGAAGATTCGGCGCTTGGCTTGAACTTCATCAACGAGTTGCGGCCCGTGTCGTATCGGTGGGTTGAAACCGAAGGGCGGCCAGGGATACGGCGGCACCACGGATTCATCGCCCAGGAGGTTGCGTCCGTTCTTGGTGACGATGCCTCCTCCACAGCCCTCTGGATTGACACTCCCATTGAGGCAGAAGAAGCCATTTTAGAGGACGACGAACGAGGTCGGTCACCGTTGCCTGCCGTTGAAGCGCACAACGAGCAGGGGTTGCGCTACCACGAACTGGTTGCTCCGCTGGTCAAAGCCGTGCAGGAACTCACTGCCCGCCTTGAGGCGCTGGAAGGGTGACCACCGTGACCGTCACCGCCGCTGAGATCGTCGCAGAACTCCAAACCGACACCACCGCCCAACCCTGGGTGATCGTCGCGGCCCTCCGAATCGAAAATCGCAAACTCCACGCCATGCTGGAGGCCGGTGATGCCGCCGATCCCCCTACATCCACCACGGCGGCGTGACGGTCACGAGGGTGACGCCTCGGCGACTACGATGGTGGCCGTCCGGCTAACGGGAGGACCACGACCATGAAGCATCCGGTGCTGAGCCGACGGCGACGCCGCCGCCACCCAGCAGTCCGCACGCTACAGGAATGGCTGATCGAGGCCGGGGAGGAACCCGGCCGGGTTGACGGCATCTTCGGCGGTAAGACGGATCGGGCGGTGCGCCGGTTCCAGACCCGCGCTGGGCTGACAGTCGACGGGATCGTCGGCCGCAACACGTGGGGCGCCCTGAAAACCGCGGTGTCGGTGGTGCGGGCCGAACCGCCGCTGCCGGAACCGGAGGCTGAGCATCGGATCGTGCCCCGTAACGAGTGGGGTGCGAGGCCGCCGAGGTGGACGACTCCGAACCTGAAGCACCGGCCGGTCGTCTACATTCATCACGCTGCTGATCCGAAGCCGAGCCGGTTCGGTGAGGACGCTGAGGCCCGCAAGTTTCAGAACGGGCACATGGACACTCGTGGCTGGTCCGATCTGGCGTACAACTTTCTGGTCACTCCGTCGGGTCGTGTGTTGGAGGGCCGCGGGTGGGGCATCAGACCGGGTGCGACCCGCAACCACAACAGCGAATCGGTCGCTGTCTGTTTCATGGGGTACTTCCACAAGCCAGTCAACGAGAAGCCGTCGGCGGAGGCGATTGCTGCGTGCGTGTGGCTGATCCGGCAGGGCATCGACGCCGGATGGTTGACCAGCAACGTGCAGGTCCTTGGGCATCGCAACGTGGCCCGCACTGCGTGCCCCGGCGACCATCTGTTTATGCGGCTCGGCGACATCGCTAAGCAGGTGTTGGCGTGAACCCGCCGGACCAGTCGCTTGATGCGTTCGCTGTGGAGCGCCGTGCTCAACGGCAGGCCCGCTGGACGGACCGGCTGCCCCCGGAGGTCGTGCAGGAGATTCTGGAGTCCACGGCAGGCACTCGCCTAGTTGCCCAGTGGTTGCTGTCGCTCGGCTACGAGGGTGCGACCGACAAGAAGGTCGAGTGGCTGGTGCAGTCGCGGGGTGGCCGTGGAGGCGCTTGACGAGTTCGCCGACCCGGAGGCGCTGCTTGCTCAGGTTGTCGGCCTCGATCGGCGTTTGCAGGCAGCGAAGGTCAAGCAGGCTGCCGCTCAGACGGCCGCACAAGCCGCTGAGGCGGCCCT